TTGTATAGGTGTATGGTCGATAAGTCCATGCTTTGCCCAATTACCATAATGGTCTGCAATTCTATCTACTTCACTTTTTAACCATTCATCTTTTTGTATATGATTCCAAAGTTTATCGTAAAACTCTCTGTACTCAACGCCCTGTTGCTTATATAGCACACGGCTAATATAGTTAGTTATACCATTAATGTGAAAAGTATTTTGAAACCAACTAATTAGTTGGGCTTGTGTCATTTTCTCTTTAGGTAAATCTCTAGTAGAGATTACAACTTCTACACCTTCACGTAATTCATGTTCGTTATAAGTACCAACAAGATAGTCATAAACAACACGACCTTCTAACTTATATAAACCACGTTGTGTCAAATTCATTTCAGCATTTTCAAGTAACTGTGCTTGATAGATAGTAATACCGGTATGGTTACCGCTCTTGTATAATTTAAAGAAGTTTTCTTTCCAACTCTCTAATGTTTCACCTGGCAACCCTAATATCAATTCAGTATATAATGGAATGTTATTCTCTTCACACATCTTGAATACTTCTTCAATCTTATTCATTTCAAGATTCTTGCGTTTAATAATATCAAGTACGTTATCATCCATTGTTTGTACTGACAAGTTCAAGCCAATCTTACTACCGCCTTCGTAAATTAGTTTACGCACAATCTCAACTACTTCTTGCTTTTGATTCTTTGCCCAAGCAATTGTGTATGCTTTTGGATTACCATATGTCTTTTGTGTTTCAATGAGTTTGTCAGCAATCAACATATCACGCTCAGGGAATATACCAAAGTTAGCGTCAGTAATACTTACAAAGTCTAAACCTTTTTTACCTATCCATTCTAATTCAGCATATACACGCTCAAGGTTAAACTTCTTAACTTTGTTATAAGTTAATGATCCCCAGTCGCAGAATGTGCATGCGTAGGGGCAACCGCGATTTGTTTCTAATGTTGCGTTCCAACGTATCTCAGGATGCTTAGCCATTAACTTATCAAATATACCCGTCAAGTAAGGACTAGGTATCTTGTCTAAATCATCTATACGAGGGCTACTACCAGTGTCTATAGTTTCACCGTTATTATTAATTAATAAACCGGGTATTGATTTAAAGTCAGGCTCAGGCAATATTAGATTTTCTAATATCTTTCTAAAAGTAATCTCACCTTCAAGTTTAACACATACGTCAATAAAGGGATACTTTTTAAAAAAGTCAGGTTTCTCAATAGGATACTCAGGACCACCTGCTATAATAAAAATATTTGGATTTGCTTTCTTTAATTCTCTGCCTAATACTGCGCTATAACTACGATTCCAAATGTACGTACTAAAGCCTACAATGTCACTATCTTTAAGTAATTCAACTGCTTCTTCTATTAAGTCTCTTCGCCAAATAAAGTCACCCAACTCAAAATTATCATTAATATGCGAGAATTGTACTACATAACTCCATAATACGGCAGGACTATAAGGAAGATAATATGCATTAAATTCCTTAGGTCCTTGTTGGAAGTTAGGGCTAACAAAACTTATTTTCTTTTTAGACATACCCACGCAATCTTATAAATCTAGCCAACTCTTCAGCAACCACTTTATAACCTTCTACGGTTGGATGGGCACCTTGACAGTTGGTTAAGTATTTAGCGGGCCAATCTCTATTGTAATACGTCTGATGATACATTCCCCAATCTTCTGATTTTAATATACCATCCAATTCTACTAGTTTTTGAATCATTGCTACATAAGGAGTTGTATCGTGTAAAAATGTGTTCCAATTAAATTTTTCAGCAAGATATCCTGCATGCTCTATCAGATAGTTTTTTATACCCCTATGATGTTGATTGAATCCATTGGCTACAACAACTTTAAAGTTATGTGCTTTAGCAAATGTCTGCAAATCTAGTAAAGCCATCAACTGCTCACTTGCTACAAATTGATCACTGTGTAACATTCTTTCATAGACAGCCCATAATGGTTCTTCTGCGCCACCGTTGCCTGAGAAGGGCCACATTGTGCGCCATTTGTAGTGTACATATTCTCCATTACTATAGCCATCGTCTTGATTACGTCTATGTTTGGGATGTTGTTGGAAGAAGTCAAAACGTTCAAATCCGCTTTGCATCAATACAATAATACCTGTACTATTGTTCCAATCTATTCTATCGCAAAAATGCAACTGGTGGACGGCAGCACGATTACCAATACCCCGTGCCCCTAAATTCATAGGAGTGTATTCAGGGAAATGATCTCTACATAATACGTTTACCCAACTGTTTTCGTGTTCGTATTTACGTAAATGATAATCATCTACCCCTCGTAATTGAACTCTGCCGTTATATTCTTTCCAAATTTCTTCTGGGTAGCCGCCCTCACCCTGTGTCCAACTACATCCTAATCCAATTATATACTTTTTCATTGTTTATCCGTTAGGTTAATCATGATCAGGAACATGATTGTTTATTTGTTCCTGTATCCAGTTATATGTTATCTTTAATCCATATTCTAAATCTTCGTTAGGAGTCCAACCCACTAACTCTTTGATTAGAGCGTTGTCACTATTGCGTCCCATTACACCCATTGGTCCTGGAATATTTTTTATTAGTACTACTTTGTTAGCAATGCTTGCAATTAACAACACTAAGTCATTAATGCTAATCATTCTAGTACTACCTAAGTTTACAGGTTGATCACAATCACTTTCCATTATCTTTTGAATGCCTATGACACACTCATCGATGAATAGAAAACTACGTGTTTGAATGCCCGGACCCCAAACTTCTACTATGCCGCCATCATCACACATTGCTACTTTACGGCATAAGGCAGCAGGAGCCTTTTCTTTACCGTTATTCCAAGAACCATTGGGTCCAAATATATTGTGAAAACGTGCTATGCGTACACGCAAGCCATAGTTTCTAGCATATGTCATATACAAACGTTCACTGAATAGTTTTTCCCATCCATACTCGCTATCCGGATTGGCAGGATATGCACTATCTTCTGCTAGTAAAGGGTTGTCAGGATCTTCCTGATTATGACTTGGATACATACATGCACTTGAACTATAGAAAACATTCTTAACATTTTTTTGTACCATCTCATGTAGTATGTTAAGATTAATTTGACAACTGTTATGCATTATGTCAGCGTCATGTTCACCAGTAAATATATAGCCGGCGCCACCCATATCAGCAGCCAACTGATAAATTTCATCTATGTCACTTGTTATTAATTTGCGCACACTTTCTTGTTCACGCAAGTCCATGATGTAAAACTCATCGGCTACAGTTTTTTCATATATTGGATGTTTTAGATCCGCGCCAATAACATAATGCCCTTGATCTTTGAATGCTTTTGCTAAATGTGATCCAATGAATCCGCCGGCGCCACAAATTAAAATCTTTTTCATTTATCGGGATTTCTCCTAAGGTTACTTCTTACAATTTCTGTGATTTTTCTCACAGCAATTTCGCTAGTAGGCTTCTTAAGAACTTCATAGTTATGTTCTATGATAGGCTTTACTTGCCTTCTAAATTCTCTGATCTGATCCTGATTCCAACTACCAATTAATTGGCATACAGTTGCTATACGTTGCATTCTCATGTTTGGATCTTCGATATCATCATAATCTTCTGGCCAAAACTGATTAAAGGTTTTGAATCCCATTTCTCTTAATGACTTTAATGCACCGGGCACGCCAACTATAATAAACGGATGCTTTTCTTTCAATGGCTTAAATGACTTTTCAGTTAGTGTTACTTCAGGAAGATCCCAGTTAGTTTCAGTAACAATGCTTACCAAACTATTATGATAGTAAGGTCTAGTCTGACTATCTAAATCTTCGCACATTGCATTGATATTTGTTGCACCGTCTATGACTAATGGCAACTTAGCATTGAAAGCATCAATATCTTGAGGGGTTACACCCAAATGTAAAACAGTGTGATGATGGAATGAATCTCTAAAGATTGCATCTTGTTTTTCAGGGTCACGTAAGTTAAAACTTATGTAACTTCTATCTACTAATCCTGCTTTGAACAATGCCAAACTAAGTTGTGTTCTATGTGTTCTGAATCTACGATTCCACATTAGAAACAATTTCTCAGGGATGAAGTTTTCATCATATGGAGGCTCTGATACTGATCCGTTATCAATATTAGTAGCAAATATCTGTTGACTTGATGGATAAGAAATGATCTTCATACGATTCAAGTCATCGTTTGGAACTCTAAACCTTTCACAATAACGTTCGTATAAATGATTAGCATTCATACAACCCGTCATGTAAATTATTTTATTAAGTGGCAGACCGCAACTGTCTCTAAAATAACTTGTGATAGAACGTATGTCATTGTCTGACATAAACGCTTCCACACTTAAATCCACTAGTATATAACCATTTGCATTTCTGACTAAATGGCGTAAATGATGTGGCATGTGAGAGAACTCTAACAGTCCTGTACCGCCGACAAAGTAGCGTTCAAATGGTATTCTCCAAGCAAGTGAGAAGGGGAACACAAATGGTCGTTCATCGTCTATTTCAATAGACTGCGCAGGATACAATTCATATGAGTGCTTACGGTGTCTAAACAATCTATTCCATAAGTCATCTGCCCACCAATGTCTGGATGTTGTCTGACCACCTTCTGCGACTTGCGCAAAACTTAGTACATGAGGTAACTCTGTATTCCACATAGGACCACGTGGACCGATCCAACTGTAAACTACTTTAATTTTTTCTTTGTCTAGGTCTGTCATGATTTTTATTTATCTAGTGTGAATTTTGGTATAATGATATCAGTTCCACACATGCACATTTCTTTCTTGCATGTGATTTGTTTAGGACCTACTCTGCTGATATCATCTAGTATATGTCCTACATGTCCACCTAACCCACAACTGGCTAGACTAACATCACCTACTGTATTAATAAAGATACAGTCACCTACATTACAACGCCAACCACTGAAGAAGTTTTGCCCATTAACAATTAAGTCATTGGCATTGCAAACAGTGGTAGATTGGTCTTGATATCTATTGTAACTAACTGTATACTCTGTGCGTTTACCGGGCTTGTCTTTAGTAAACTGCATTTCAATATTATGCGTCTTAAAGAATTCTGTTTTTGCAGGATCCTTATATTGCCATGGACCAGTAACGTGATTCAACTCATCGTATAACGGAGTCCATTCAATAAAGTAATTGGGCATTACAGTTTTTAAATGCTCTGCAAAGTCTACAACTTCCCAAAAACGTTCTTCATGCATAAGCATCTTAGTGCTAAGATAGTTTACACGTTCGCATAGAAAAATGCTATTCTCTTCGTAGCGTTTCTTGTCGGCGAACTCTACGTGGAAACTAGCAACAATATCATCAAACAAATGATGATGCTTTTCCCACCATGCTAGCGGACGACTTAGATTAGTGTTTACCGCTAATGTAGATTGCGGTAGTGCTTCATGTATCCATTCACAGATAGGTATGAAGTTACGCCAGGCAGTGGGCTCACCGCCACTAAAGAAAAACTTAAAGTGTTTGTATCCTGCTTTCTTATAACGACCTACAATCGTTTCTAAGTTAGCAAGATACTTGTCTAAGTTTCCATTATTAGGATTCTCGCCGCCCCAATTGCCAGGGTTGCAATAACTACAGCGAAAGTTACAATAATTATTAACTTGCCATGTTACTGCAATATATGGTTCGGGAGCAAAGATTTCTATTAACTTGCCGCCCACTCATACACCTCTTTAATTTCCGGAACAAGGTCTTCAAACTTTTCGTCACGGAACTGATCTAGTTCATCATTGAATTGTTTGAATTCTAGTATGCCACCTTTGTTCTCATCACCAACACTAAGATTATAAATGATCATTTTGAAACCATTATAGATATCAATGTTGTCTTTATACCTTTCTTGATATACACGATATAACTCAACAAGTCTACGCTTAACGTGCTTAGGCAATATCATGATATTAGCATACCATGGGTTAGTAGCAAGATTGAATCTTGGGCTACTCTTAGTATCGATAAAGCCGTTATCAACCATGTAATCAAAAAAGTCAGGAAAATCAAAGACGTTCCAGATGGAAATTGTTGGAGTGATCTGAAACTGAGCATGAGGTACTTGCTCTTTTACTTCTTTGATATTCCTGACGATCCTATCCCAATCGGTGCCTTTTCTAATGCACTCTGCAACTTCACCATGAGCATCTAAACTAGCCCATATCTTAAGTTGTGGGAACTTTTTCCAATAAGCAATCAAGTCAACATCTTTCTTATATTTCAAACTACTAAAGTTTGTTGTATAAGTTAATTCAACTTGGTCGCATAAATCGTTTTCTACCCAATAATCTAAACACTCATAGTGTTCAGGAGTAATAATAATTTCGCCACCTGCGAAATAAACTTCTGTTACGTCACGCAAGTATGGCTTTAGTTTAGCCATAAACTGCTGATCTTCGTTGTTGTTAATAACAATCTTTTGATTAGGGAAATACTTCTTAAACATCTCTTCCCCACGATTGTCCATAAACTCTTGTGCCCATTGACTTGAGCAACTAGGTCCGCAACTACGACATTTCATGTTACATAGATTACTGAAACGTATATCCATGTACTTCATCTCAAACTCTTTGAGACTACCATCGTCGTTAGTATTGTCAACGATATAATCTACATAATCTAGACCTTTACGCTTATTGTGACTTTGGCGCATAGTCCAAGTACCCATAAGTTCTAAGTCATAGCAACGTTTGCATGCCTCAACATGTTCATCGTTCATCATAGCCAAACGCATCTTTTTGTATTCTTCACTATTCATCATCTGAATAATTGATTCGTCTGACTTAATTTCTGCTACAGGCATATTACTATCTGCTACACAGCAGGGTAATACACGTTTATCTGGCCATGCATGAAAATGCACCCAGGGCAATACACAGAAATGCTTGCCATTTTCTACTAGATTTTTTACAACTTCCTTTTCCATTGTCACTCCAACAAGTCTTGTAATTTATTTAATTCGGGGAACACTTCCCAGAAGTTTTCTTCACGTATTCTATCGATTGAACCGGTATGCATTAAGAAACTTTCACGCACTTCGCTCCATTGATCCCTATCACTAGCAAAGTTTACAGCATCACGCACCAGTCGTGAGAGGCTAGTTCCATCACCGTCATTATTATCAGCCCATTTTAATGCACTTTCGGCAGCAGGGCCCTTTAATTCTTTAGGTAATGACTTAGCGCAATAATAAGAAGGATGAACAGCCAAATACAGTGAATGATACCAATCTTCTCTACGAACGATATTTTTCTCTTTAAGGTACTGATAAAATTCTCCTATTGTGGGGTAGTTAAAAATACTAAACACAGTATTCATTTGGAAACTAATATAGTCAAGTTCTCTAAAAGTAAGTAAGTTACTTTCTACTTTAGCCCAATCAGTTCCCTTACGCAACCATTCAGCACGTTCGCCGTAATGGTCAATACTGCAACTTAGTTCAATCTTTTTAAAATGCTTCCATAAGTCTAATATGTCATGCTTTTTATATTTGATATTGCTTGCGTTTGTATTATATCGCAATGTAATATCAGTTCTGCCCAAACGAATCATCTCTTCAAGCATAGTATAATGTTCGTCTGTAATAAGTGGTTCACCACCTGCAAAGTATGCCAAATCAATATGTTCAATATGTGTTAGTACTTCTTCCAACACCTTACCGTGTCCATCGTCTACGTGAATGACTACTGGATGCTTTGGATCAAAGTTCTTTTGCATCTCAGCACCCCATTGACTGCTGAACTCGCTACCACATGTACGACATTTAAAGTTACAGATATTGCTAAAACGAATATCAAAGTACCGCATTTTGAATTCGTCTACTGTTCCATCTTCTTTTGTAGTTGGAACAACTTCATCAAAGTACTTTGCAAAATGCTCTTTACTATAGTTTCTAAAACTATGCGGGCCTGCTTCTTCGTGCTTGTAACAGAAATCACAAATCTTATTCTTACGTTCATTCAACATGTCCAAACGTAGTTCTTTCATCTTTGGACTGTTAAAGATTTGCTTTAATGTATGCTCTTTAGTATTACCCACTGGAGTTGTATAATCATTACTACAGCAAGGGTACACATCACCCTTAGGGGTAGCGTTTAAATGCACCCAGGGAAACATGCAAAATGTTTTACTTTCGTTTAATAAGTAGTCTTTGTTCATATAATTAATAATGCCAATTCAGGAAATACCTTTAGTATATCTTCTCCACGTAATCTATCACGTAGCCAACTGTACTTGATAAAGTCATATTTGTTTTCTTCCCAAGTATGTGCGCTGTTTGCAAAGTTGATAGCATATTTTACTTGTCTTGTAATCAATTCAAAATGGCTCCAGTTATCGCAGAACTGCTCTATGTTTGGCTGCATACCTTCTTTTAATGATTTAGGTAATGTAGTTGCACAATAGAAACTAGGATTGGCTGTCAAACAAAGATAATGATTTGTATCTTCTTTAAATATAATATTCTTTTGTATCAGATAGTTATAGAAGTCATGTATAGTTAAGTAGTTAAACACACTCAATACAGTGCTTACACTAAACAATACTTGACGCATTTTTCTAAACTGTAATAGGTTGCTTTCTACTACTCCCCAATCAGTGCCGTGACGTATAAGTTCTGCACGTTCACCAAAATGATCTATACTACATGCTACTTCAATGTGACTAAACTTATTCCATAAGTCAATTAAGTTTCTGCCTTTGAAATGTATATTACTAGCGTTGGTATTATAACGTAACTTGATATCTGTTCTACCACGCTTAATTATTTCTTCTAGTATAATATAATGTTCATCGGTGATCAGTGGCTCGCCGCCTGCAAAGTAAACCATGTCAGCATGATCCAAATGCTCTAATACTTCTTCAAGTACTTTACCCTTACCATCGTCAACATGCAATACGATAAAATCATGCTTGCCTAATTTACGTTCTTCGGCTGCAAATTGACTGCTACATTCGCTACCACATGTACGACACGCAAAGTTACAGATATTACTAAAGCGTATGTCAATCATACGCATTTTAAATTCATCTACTGATCCGTCACTCCATGTCTGTGTGACAACATCATCAAAGTACTTACCAAACATGTCTTTGCTGTAATTTCTATAACTGTTTGGAGAGTTTTCTTCCATCTTATAGCAAGTCTTGCACATTTCGTTTGGTGTGTCGCTCAACATATCCAAACGTAGTTTTTTAGTTTCTTCAGAGTTGAATATTTCTTGTAACGTATTTTCTTTTGCGTTACCCAACTTTTGTGTTTGTGTCGTTGTACAGCAAGGATATACATCTCCGCGAGGACTTGCATATAAATGCATCCACGGGAACATACAGAATGTTTTACTTTCTTTTAAGTAGTAGTCTTTATCTTTTATACCGGCCATAATTTTACTCTATCTGGTCTTAATAGATTACCTATTTCAGGAAATACCTTAGTGAAATCTTCACTTCTAATTCTGTCCAAACGTGACACCTCTTCTCTAAATTTAGCCTTTTGTGCTTCCCATGTATGTTGTGAGAATACCCATTGCGTAGTATCTGATAATTGTTTAATCTTGTCTTGACCAAACCCATGTGAATGCATATATTGAATTGCTTGTTGCATGCTCACATTGCCACGCTCTTTATAATCAGGTGGTAGTATGTGGCATGTTAAATGCTCAGGGGTAGACATGTTATATACAGTGTAAATGCTATCCTTTGCTGAATATAATTTCTTATCTATCAGATACTTGTAGAAATCAAATATAGTAAGATAGTTGAACACACTTAATACTGTATTAATCTGAATTGTAATGAAGTTTTGTTTCTTAGCGTTTAGAAAATTAGTTTCTACTACGCCCCAATCAGTACCATGTCTGATATATTCTGCACGTTCACCAACATGGTCGATGCTAGCATAGATGTTTACGCCACTCTTAAAGTTTTTCCATAATGACAATAAATCCTTATCCTTAAACTTTAAGTTACTCATATTGGTATTATAACGCAACTTAATGTTAGTGCGTTTACGTTTAATCATTTCTTCCAATAAGATATAATGTTCTTCTGTAATTAATGGCTCACCACCTGCAAAGTATGCAGTTTCCATATGGTCAATCTGTTCAATAACATCATTCAAAAATGCTTTGTTATCATTTTTAGGGTGAACTTTAGCATACCATACGTTGTTCTTTAAATCTTCTTGTTCCCACTGAGTACTAAATGCTGACCCACATGTACGGCATTTGAAATTACAAATGTTACTGAATCGTATATCAAAATAACGCATCTTAAACTCAGACAATGAACCATCATCTAAGTTTGTAGTTTCAATGGCTTCCTCAAAGTAACCACCCATCTCATCATTAATCATTTGACGGAAACTTTTGATACCCTGCTCTTCGTGCTTATGGCATTTGTTGCATTCGTTATTCTTTACACCCTTTAACATGTCCAATCGTAATTGATTCATCTTTGGACTGTTGACTAACTCCATCAAACCCTGTTTCTTAGCATCACCAACACCGTCTTCGGTAGCACAACTCTCAGCAATACAGCAAGGAGCGGCAATACCCGTAGGTGTTGTATGTAAGTGCGTCCACGGCACTATGCAAAAAGTGTCACTCTTTTCTAAGAGTAACCTTCTTAAGAAAGTGGGTTTGTCCTGTTTGTTTCCTGACATAATCTATAAAAATCCATCATTTCGGGGAACACAGAAAGCATATCTGTTTCTCTACGGTCATCTAACTCGTTGAACCAGTTATAGAAATCTCTGCGTCCTTCTATTAATTTATCTTCGCTGTAATGTGTCTCAGCCATGTAATCTACTACACGTTTGAACTTTTCATATTCAATCGTAGTAAATGCGTCAGGACGTAAGTCATCAGTGTTTTCTTCCATAAACTTCAATGACTCATACATATATGGCATGAACTGCTCTTTAGGAAGTATATTCATATCATACTGAATAGGTTCACGCAAATACGGTGTGTCAAAGCGTACACGATGTTTATCGTTTGGCTTATCATCATACCAACCATACTGCTTGCGCCACTCTAGGAACTTCTCTAACAAACTCTTAAATGTTGTAACACTGAAGATGTTAAACGTAATCATAAACGTAACTGGGCTGTTTGTACCTTGTAGATACGTATGAAAGTTTTTCTCCCATAGTTCTAAATCTAATCCAGTGCGAATATATTCAGCACGTTGTCCCCATGTATCCATGCTAGTGAACATTTTGAAACTACGAATCTTACCCTCATCTGTAAGTTTCTTTACCTTTTCAGCAAGACGTTCATAAAGAACAGTCTTTGTTCCGAAGTTACTATTAATGTTTAGTTCTAACCATGGCATAGGATCCTTGTCAATCTGTTCTAACAATCTCCATGTGCTACTATGTAATGTAGGTTCGCCACCTGTTACACGCAAGATATTCAATGTCTTACGCATCTCTGGCCACCACTCCCAAAACGCATCTACATATGGATTATCATCTTCACGTTGATATAACTTCATCCAATCAACATCACAACGATGATTCTTTACACTGGTTACAGGACCAAACTTCTCAATCTCTTTGTAGAAACTTGTGCTATACTTTGGATGACAATAACCACATTTAAAGTTACATTCATTACCAAAGTTAATTTCAATGTATTCTGGATTAATGTTTTGATCCCAGGGTCCCTTTGCTGTTTGTTCAAAACGTTCTTCAGTAAAAATACTTGCATTACGTATATGACGGTCGCTAATATAGTCAGGACCCATTGCTTCGATATTCCAACAATACTGACAGCCCTCAGGCTTCTTGCCCTCAAGCATCATTTGACGTTCTATTTTCTTTTCTTGTGTATTATGTAATGCCGATGGGTTATCTGCCAACTCACTTAATGGAATCTTATGTGGTCGTGGATGATAACAACTATGTGTCTCTCCTGATTGCAAGTACATAGTAACGTGATGCCATTTCGCTAAACAAAATGTTGATCCTGCTTCACGTTCTACTACGACCTTAATGTCTTTAATTCTATTTGTTTCGTATGACATTACCAGCCTTCTATCCTTCTGATGACTTCCATCTCCGTAACTAGTGGACCTAAATTATGCTTATCAGCATTAACATGTCGTTTGAAAAACTTGCTTTGCTCTGGGCTTAATGTACATATAGGTAGACCTAATTTAGCACGTAACATAGATCCAATATCTTCTGCTTGATCTAATGGGTCATAGTCTTTATGCTTTTCCCATAGTTCTATATAGTTATCGAACCATTGCACATTAGTATGCTCCCAGTCAGTAAGCATAGTCATATATGTTCCAAGTCTAGCACCGTAAATAGCCCAGTTTCCGTTTTCTACATCAGTACCAACGTTTTGCCATATGGTCAGATTGTTAAGGTTTCTGCTTGCTACAGTTTCTTTGAATTCATCTACAGTGGGTACAGCGCCCTTATTCAAGCACATCTTAACGCCTTCTCTAAAGCCGGCGCGCCAGGCTTGAAACGGTGTGTAGTTAGGATATGTAGTTGAATAGCAATCATACATAGCCCAATACAAATTGTCTTTACTGTCTAAACAAAAATCAGCAATACGTGTAATATCGCCTTCTTTTTGATTCTCATGTGTTTTCATATTAGCAACATAAGTCTTTGTCCAACTGCTCATGCCACCGTTGCCATAACGTAGTCCATTAATAGCGTTGACTGCTTTCCAACGGAACTGTGCTATTTTATATTTAGGATCCTTACCAGTAAAGTCTAATTGAATATTGAAAAATTCTTCATCGGGCATGTTGTCACCATCGATAAGAATAAATCGCTCAGTATCACTTGCTTCACCTGCGGCTTTGTGTGCCGCATCAGAACCCTTAACACCGTCAACACGTTTAGCCCAAGGCACCATGTTCTTAATCTTGAGCCAAAATTCTTCTTTCTGTGGCTCATCGTAACTTAGATAAATGCAGTCTAAATCTGCTACGTCAACAATATCATCTGAGTTCATATGTGTTCAATTTCCACTTTTGTTTTTTAACTTTGTCTTTCTTTACAGTAACTACGCTAATATCTTCTAACGCACAGTCACGACCCTCAGTGTCGTGTGGCATTAACTTTGAAATTATAGCATGCGGTTGTACTGTAGATAATTTGCCGTCAATTACTCTTACGTCAGGTCTAGCAGCCGCAAAAGTCATTGCATCAATAACAATATAGTTACCCTCTAATTTTTCTGAGGTATATGTAATTACTTTACCTGCTTCGTCATAATATAAACGAAACTCAGGTGGCACAATTTTAGGTGCTTCCCATATGATAATATAATCTTCTTTAGTATCACTCATTTTAACACCATTAGTTTATCAGAAAAACTCTTGATTTGATAGTGAAATGGATATTGTTGCGGTACAGTATTAATTCTTAATGTATGTGGCAATATCTCATAGATTAACGTATCGGTCCAGTTTTCTGTTGGCATGCCATTGATCCATTGCTTCATGTGGACCATGCTCATCGATTCAAAGTTTGGTAATGTTGTATTTTCTTTACCTAGTATGTGTGATGCTATAGCATATGCCCAATCAGTTGTAACTGGCTCATCAGCATTACACTTTAATGTATTGATATAGTACTTCCAATTCTCAAATACATCTTTAACAATAGCAAAAAATTTCTCTGCTAATTCTGATTTTTTAAAGTACGTGATAGCGTTATAGCAATCGGGTAATCCGTTATCATCTATAAACTTTCTATAAGCACGTATATCAGATACCTCTTGTTTAAAATTTCTAATAGTAGTAGAAATTACAAGGTCTCTAGTTGATAATGCATCCCACCAATAATCAATTGATGTTGGAATAAACAAATCGGCTTCTAATTTAATTGTGTACTCATACGGGCTTGCTTCATATACTTGCCAGTCATTGACTAGTTTCCAATCACTGTTAGGCGCTAAATCTCCATATGGTAACTTAACTACGTTATCAAATATCTTTGACTTTACTTTTTCATCTGTGATTAACGTAACATGACTATTTGGCATGTTACGTTTAATGCTACGTCCTAAGACTTCTGCACATTGTACGTAGTCAACTTTATTAGTGTTTTGCGCTAAGATTACAAATCCTTTACTCACGAATCAACTCCACAAAATTATCTTTATTCATCACGTGAAAATCGCAGTCTTTAATGATTGTATATTCTTTACGAATTTTACCACGTTGCCAATTATCAAACATTACTACAAATTCTGTATTGTATGGATCGTCACTATTTCTATACACAGTGGTATTCTTACCCACATGTATTAAGTCCCATGGGATTATATCGTTTGGTGTAACCATATGTCCATTTGCTATGCGTAATGCAAGTGTAAGTGCGTAATCGTTTCTATATACGCCTGCTACAAAACTATGAATGTCAGCGTAATGATTATAATTTTCTTGTATCATTTTCAAACATTCAAATATTTGTTTGGCACGTTCTGTTTTTTTAAACATGACTACTGTAGCCCAAAGAGTTTTAAAACTGTATGAACTTAGTACTTCTTGTGCGGCGCCAGGATGCATTAAGAAACTAGTATTGTCGTGACAGCAAAAGTCTAACCCAGTGTCAAATGTCTTTAACAACTTATCAGAGTTTACCATGTAATCAACGTCCAATAATAATGTTTCATCATATGGACTTAATTCATATGCTTGATATCTACCTTTGTTGATCCAAACTTGATATTCACGTATGTTGTTTTTGTCTGGAACCACTGTGATTATCTTATCAAACGGATGGTCACCCTCAGGTTTAGATTCTTCGTCCGTAACAAGTGTTACAGGAAGATTTAAAAAATGATTGACACGTTTGGCAGTATACTTTGCCATTTTATAATAGTTATATCTAGGCGAATTGAATGCAAATAGAATAACGCCTCGATTTACCTTTTTGTTTCTAGTTCTTGCCATTCGTTATACCATTCTTTCATTACTGTTTCGTTAACTTCAGTTAATGTGTTGAGTAGTGCTTTTCTATCAACCTCAACAGGGTTGTCAAAAGTGTCTAATAAGACGACCTTTTTAGAGGTAAAAGAATTTAGGAACGAAATGGTCTGAGCATCGGCTCGCCAAAGTCCACCTTGCTCTGCTATTAATAGTTTACTGTTGTATTTTTCTTTGAGATAGGCCTTAGCCGAATTATGATTAAATCGTGCTTTGGCTTCTGCAATTAAGGTTTTGGTATCCATCTATTCACTCCTACGAGTTATTTAGATGGATACTTACAGTCTATAAAATTATTATGAACCTGTTACAGAACCTGCTAATGTCACGGCGCCCCATGAATTGGCAAGATATGTAGTTTCGGGAGGTGTTAGTGTCATTGTTGTTGCTGAGCCAGTAGCAACTGTTAATCCATCTGGAACTTCATCCCAAATAGTATAAACAGTAATAACTGAACCAGCATCACTATTTGATCCTTGTGTACCATTAGACTTAACAATAAATCTAATATAGGTTGATAGATATCCTGAAGGACCTGTTGACGCTAATTGTGTGAATACAGTTGCGTTTGAAGTTGTCAATGCATAGTAACCTGTATTCTGAGAAATAGTTGGGGTATTACCACCGCCACCAACTTTAGTAATGCCGTTATATGAAACACCACCGATAGTTACTGAACCAGAACTAGGAGCAGATAATACTACGGTACCAACGTTGCTTGCTAAGTTATTGAACAATAAATTAATACCAGTACCACTTGGGTGTGATACAGTCATCTTTAACTGTCCACCTGAGTTAAAGAAGTAACGTGCGGCGTCACCGTTAGCAAATGTTGCTGTATGAGTAAATGTTAAGCCTGCGCTCCATGTTGACCCATATGTTGCTGTATTACTTGATGTTGACCCTTGTGAGGTAGCATTAAGTCTGCTTGTATAAATTGTTTGTAAGTTAGTAGGAATAGCAGACAAGTATGTAATTGTACCACCTGCACTAGGTGCTGTTACGCTAGTGATAGATGATGCTTGATGAAGTGCGGCGTTAGCAGTATTATTAACTAACGCTGTCCATTGAGCAGTTGACGCAACAGTGTTTCCTGCGGATACGTTAGCAACAGCCGTCTGTCCGTAACCTGCGGTGGAACCACCTGTAGCCCAGACAGCGTTCAATGTGTTAGCAGTAGTTGTGGGGTTTCCACCTACTAACGTGTTGAAATCTGTCGCCTGTATTAATCCAAATTGTGCGTAACTCATGTCTTACCCTTACCTTATGATGACGATTGCTTCTACAGTACCGACACCTTCTGTTGTTTTATCTGTTAATGCTCTACCGATAGTATTAAAGGCTGTTGCTTCACCTTGATCAGCGGCACGGGCAATACCGTTACCAGCACTCACAAGTCGTTGACCTTTAGCAACTTTACCCATAACTTTAACGTGAACTCGACCACTTACAGCAACAGGAGGATGAGTTTGATCATCACCTGCACCTGCATTCATCAAGTAAGCAGCACTATTAGATATAACACCGAATACGTCCTCACTTAATTCAAGTTTAACAGCAGTAATTTCTTTAGTACCGCCTAATTGAACTACTGTGCCGGGGTCGTATGTTGTGTCTGCTTCAAAACGTTCTGCCAAGTCAGCGTATGTTGCTTGTAAACGTGAACCTGAACTCAATGTCCAGTTACCTGTAATTGTACCAGCAGTTGTGTTAGCGCCGGTTGTTACTGTTGTTCCTACAAATATTGTTGCGCCTGTACCTACGTTACCTGTATAAGTTGGTAAGTATGCCGCAACGTTTGAGTTGCTATATGCCGCGCCACCACCGAAAATGTTAGCGCCGTTAGCATACATTAAGTTATCTGTTCTAATACCAATACCGCCACCGCCAGTTACTACGAGGTTACCACCTGTAACCCACATCGCAGTGCCTGCTACACTGTTTGCAGTGCCGGCGCCGTTTGCAGTCCAAACACCAGTTAGTGTTCCGTTAGTAGACTGTGAACCTGAGGTGATTGCTGTAGTTGTTAGTGTACCGATGTTTGCATTTGATATTGTGGCATTACCAATATTTGCTGCACCAGTAATTGTCAAATTGAGTGATGATATTAAATTACTTGCTGTTATGTCATTTGTTGCTGATAAATTAGAAGCAGCCAAATTACCTGTAACAGTTACCGCACCGAATGTTGTGTTACCACCGCTTGATGTAGCAGTCAATGCTAACCATACGTTTGCGTTGGGAGCACCGTTAGTTGGGCAAACATACAATGTACTATTGTTAATATTGTACCACAACTGACCCCTGATAGGATTTGCAGGGGGAGTATTGGCAGCGAAATTTTCCACCATGTGTACAAAGTTGGTATCCAACGTTTGTCCATACCCAGGATAATTTCGGCCGGGTAAGCCTAAAGAGGTACTAGTCGTATTAATAGTACCGTCAGCAATGGTAGTTAGAACTGTACCATCACTTTTAACAATTGTATATGCCATAATCAATCACTCCGATGAATTTATTTATCTTAAATAGTTACTAAATTAGTTAGGCTCTGAATCCTCACTGTATAGTCTATCTGAATCTGTCGATTCAATGACTTCTGTACAGGGTGGAAAATCACGTGGGTCAACAGTCTTGTTATGACATTTCCGTTGCTATCCGTACCATAATTTGCCAATAATCCCAATTCGTCAAACACATAACTTGAGTCAGTTTGGGTGCTGTTATCAAACGCAGCCTGCCCTGCTGGCTCGCCGTAATCTAATAAACACTGAACTAAAATATCTGTATATAAACGACCTGTAGTGTGGAACACCGTCATTTTATTTCTAGTTGGGTCTAAGTTAAAAACGCTGGTATCATCAACGATTTTAGCGTAGGTTTCGTTATAAAGAGCGGCATTTTGCCCAGTTGTATTGGGCGGCAGATATGTAATAATACCTGTTTCATCTACGCTAGCACCACCGTTTCCAAAGGCCATTTGATAAATTTCACCATAACCCCTACTACTTAATGTATCTGCGATAGCCTCGCTCATGTTTTCGTAGTTGATGGCGTTTTTCTTATCCACAAAAACTTCTCCATTATTTGGATCATAGATTTTGAGGAAGCCCTCAACTTTATATGACAAGGTAATCACAGACATTAATCATCCCCTCGCTTTTGAACTAAAACCTCTTTGGAATTTGGATCAAAAATTTTAACACTTGAAGAAAAGTAGAACCCCACATGCTCATTTGGCTTTGTGGTTCGTTCCGGCTTTTTATCAGTATTATTCGACTTATTTTCGTTCATTTCTTTATTTATCATTTAGGTTACATCCGTATATAAGAATTCTGCGGCCGCTGTTGTACTAATCTGTAATGGGTCGCCCTCTACAGGATTATAAGTATTTGAGTTCCAAGTTAAGTTATAGTCAACTTCGGTCAATAAATTATTAGACAATCTGCTGTAAACTTCTGTATAAACCGGAATATATGTTTGTATTCCAGTACCGTTAAATCCACGCTGTAGTCCGGATAATGTGTTATTGATTAAGTCTATCGTTTCGTACTTAATTTGTTCTCCGTTGATATAGATAACTTTACCTTCTAATGTAGTAACTGTCAATATGTCTCCGGGTTGGACATATGACCCTGCGGTCAACTTGACTGATGGAGATAATGCTTCAACCACAATCGAATAAGCACTTTGTGGTATTAACCCCAATCTTGAAGGATTGTTGTTATAGATTGTTACATTGGAAATCAAGTTCTTATCTGCGGTCAATCCTATTGTATAGATACCATTAACCGCAGCAGGAGTTGTCACAGTTTGAATTATACTGTCTGTTAATCTAGTAACATCATCAACTTCAATAAATTCGTCTAACTCATAGAGAGGTGCAGTTAACCAAGTTCTTGTTAGTGTATTTGCTCTGTAAACTGTAGGCTCATTACTTTGATTTACAAGCAACTGATAAATTTCCTCATCAGGTGTTGAGTTGATAATCATGCTAGTAATAATAACTTCATCCCCTGGAACAACTGTTGTCAAGATACTAAGGTTATTGTATGTATTCAATCTCAACTTGCTTGAAGGGACACGATATCCGTTAACAGTTACCCATAGACGATCCACATTATATTGATCCCACTGTGATACGTTTACGCTAGATGCAGGAGTATCGGTCGTCAGAACGAATGTGGTTCCTCCTCTAGTTTCAGATATTGTAAATGAGTTTATTCCAGACTTAGATTTAACGTAGTAAGTTGTACCTGCTACGATGTTACCCATAATTACATTACCGATACTAATGCCTGGAGATGTAAATATTACCGGCGTATCAACTACTAAACTAGTATTTGATGCTACAGTAATTAAATTGCTTACCGCAGTAGTTGCAGTTGCGGTAGTTGTAGTGATAGTAAATAACTCATCTCTCCACATATAACCGCCACCAGTATATGTGCTTACCTCTGTAACAGGATAATTAGTTACTGTAGGACCTGGGTTATATGGTTGTAAGTATAAGTCTACTACGTTTGTGGTAATTATTTTCACATAGTACGTGTTGTTGTTTAATTGTGTACTACCACTTACTCCATCGATTCTTACCAATGTGTTTTCTGTTAAGTTATGCGGTACACCTGTAGTTACTCTTACTGCTGGAGTTCCACCAACTATAACAATCACGTTTCCAGTATCATTGGATACTTGAATTACATTTCCGTTTTCATCTGCAATAACTACAGAACCTGCAGTAAAGTATTTCACAAAGTATACAAGACCATTGGTATTAAGATTTCCAAATGCAGTGCCCTTAAACTGTATTGTTTGTCCAAGAACAAAATTGGCAGATGATGCTACTGTTATATCATAGTAATCTGCTGTGCCTGTGCCACTACCAATACCAGTTGCAGTAAATGTTTCCCCTACTGTGTTACTTGCGGCGCCAATTAGTGTAAAGTCTGTAGTACCAATAGTTGATATGACATAAGGTCTACCAACTACAAATGAGCCTGCACTTACTGACGTTACGCTTGTTGCTGTAGCGTTGGTTGTTGCTAATGGAGGAGTAATATTGTTATCAATATTTGTAATGTCTGCTACAGTTAATCCGTTAACAGTAGCGATCATTGATCCTGTATCATCGGTCAACGGTAGCGCATCACCTGCAAGTTCAGTACTTACTACGAATTGTGTGCTATTCCATATTTCTGTTATGAAATATGTCGTACCTGCAACAATACCATCTAGTGTAGGAGCACTAAACACAATTGAACTACCCACAGTCAATCCTGATGTATCATAGCCAGGTGCACATGTTAACCAATTCAACTCTTCATCGTATGCAGTAGTATCATATCCTACAAATGCAGTACCTGTACCTGTTCCAGGACCTGTTGCTATAAACGATACTCCTGGTGTATTACTTGCTGCGCCAATTAATGTAAAGTCAGTTGTTCCAACTGTATCAATCACATATTCATAGCCAATATCAAAATCACCTGCATTTATTACTGCATCAAATGGGTACTCACTGTGATTAGTGCTTTCAACAATTACTTGTACGAATGCTGAGCCTGGTGTTCCTGTAATTCCATATTGTGAATTAAAGTACTGACGATCTGTTGAATTATATGTAGTAACTGCAATAGTGCTACCGTTCAGTGGAGGACTATTGAATAATATTGAATTTGTTACACTGCTTATATTGTACAACGCTTTGGTTATACGTAGACCATTAATTTCTACAATAGCGTTATATGGATTATCATCTCCTACATAATTATCTAATGCAAATAAAGACGTTGATCCGTCACCAGTAAACACTTGTACTTGCGGTATTGTGAATGCATATTGATCCGGGGCTGTTTCACCAAAGACGCTGTATACCAAATAATCTACAGAGTTATTATATTGTGCTGCCAATATCATTTTAGCAGACACTCCGTTTGGTTGAGGACCAAACGCATAATCGTTAGTTACAAATTCAGCACCGCCCGTAGCATTTGTTAATGATATAACTGGGCCACCAGGGGTTGCTGATATTGTAAATTCATTACTGTCTACAATAGTCTTAATGTAATAAACAGTTTGTGGGATAATTACACCACCAAACATTGTATTACTAAATTTGATCGAAGTGTTAGCAATTAAACCACCTGTCGAATTTGTAGTAATAGCATTATTTGATGACTTAGTTCTTGTTACTGAGTTAGTTTTACCTAATACCAATTGTGTACCATTGTGATATACAATTGGGTCTGTCCAAACACTACCAGTACCGGTTTGTATAATAGCAGTCATTAACCCTGTAGCAGTAGTCAATGTTAGTGTAGGACCTGCGGTACCTGTTATTGCATTGTAACTTGCTGATACTGTAATACTACTTGTAACCGTACTAATTGATTTTACATAATACGCTGTGTCTTCCAATATATTTCCAAATGTTATTCCTTGGAAATATATAGGAGCATTAACTGTAAACTGAGTTACATCATCACAAACAATAGTATTATTAATACCGTTCGTTGCAACTGCGGTCACTTCAATAGCATGTGAGCCCGGTCTAATTACGCCACTGCCTTGAAAATATAGATTCGAATAATTGCAATTCAAATATATTTCATTGAAACCAGTTGTATTATTGTTTCTAATTGGGTCTGTCTTAGTATTTGCTTTTACTAATTGATCACCGTTGCCAATTTCATATACATCTATTCTTAATGTATCAGTAGATGGGCTTAGATAATTAATTGGAGTGTTCAATATTATAGCGTTATTAATCCAATCGACGGTATAATCTAATGATTCATACAATGATGTTGATAATCCAGTTGTACCGTCGATAACAAAGCATGCTACCTGCGCAGGAACTAATACGTTACCGCCCCAATAGTAAATGGTCTGTGTTACTGTTGTCGGTACAAGTTCATATGATACAACATTATATCCACTATGTGCATATTCTGTAATTGGCCAGTTTGTTCCAGGACGAGTAGTTACCGTCATTGTTAAGTCGTCCGTAACAACACCTGGTACTAATTCTTCTGGACCGTAACCTGCTTGGAATGGATCTCCAACTACATCGTATACAGTAGGTGCTACAACAAACAATGATGAACTTTCCCACGTTACACCGTTGTCTACGCTCTTTAATATAGTATTATTGTCACCAACTACTATCCAAGTATTACCTGAAACATAATTTAATCCATTAAGTTTCTGAATAGTACCTGATGTTCTTTCTGTCCAAGTTACACCGTCTGGGCTAGTAGTAATTCTACCTGCATCACCCACTGCCATAAATTGTGAGTTAGCCCAAAGAACGTCACGTAATGTTTCTGTTCTTGGGTACTTGTACATAATTGTTTGTGCTGGTATAGAACCTGCACCTGACAAATCAATTGGAGGATTACCAATTGCGTCTGTAATTTGAATCTGTGTAGAAGATACTACGGTATGTACATAGTATGTTGTGCCACTGTTTAGTACGTCAAATGAATCTGTAAATCTAACAGCATCATTTACTGCTAATCCACTGATTGAACTAATACCCAATACGTCAGTAGAACCATTGATACCTGTTACTTGTGTCTCAGTAACACCGATCCAATCAGTTCCGTTTTGTGAATAGTAAATTATACCATCTTCACCGACAATCAATGCAATAGAACTGTTAGAAGTAACTCCATACATTCCTTTCTTAGTTACAGAAGGAAGTTGAGTCCAGGCTATCCCGTCAGTTGTCTGAACAATAATGTTAGTATCAACTATCTGTGTCAATCCAGTTGAATAGTCATAACGCTGACCTTTACCAACTGCGATAAATCCGTCAAATATTGTAACAGGTCCTGACAATAATGTAATTGGGTTAACACTGTATAGTGTATTGTTCAATACCGTGTTGAAATTAAAACTTTGTCTCCATACGTAAGTATCGTCACTACGTACAATACTTTCGCCTACTGCCATGTAGTAACCGTTCTTATATGCAACAGAATACAATGATAGTGCCGCAATATTAATTGAGGTCATATCATATGGTATATCATCATATGGTGTAGAACCATATGGTGTGAAGTAGCCGTTAGTTGTCCATGTTATACCATCATTGCTTCTATAGATAGGTGTTGCGCTATTTGTAGAAGTAATAATATAATATCCACCTGCATAGATGATATCAGTTGCACCGATGCCAACGTTTGCTAGTTTAGCGATTGCCCATGTATCACCTGTTGAACTACCTAATACTGCTGAGTATGTTGGTATATTGGCTGCAGCCAAATAATTTGTGCCATTCCAAATAACTGATGTAACGTCAACTTCTGTTGGATAGAATTCTTGACCTTGCAACTCAGTGTCTAATGTGAATTGATCTGCTGGCGCAAAAGGATTGCCTAAATATGTTGCATTTGGATATGTAATACCCGTGTACAATTGAGTTAAGTCTACACCAGGCATGTTATCAGTTGGTTGATAGTAACCAATTGTTCTATCCAATGCGTTCAATCTGCGGTCTGCAGGGTCTAATAACTCCCACTTACCAAATATGAATTCATCGTCATTGTTACTTACCACACAGATATAAACTCTGTTATTAAACTTAACAATACTCTGATTGAAGTAGAATGGTTCTGGTAACAGTGCAAAACTACCTGCCTTAGCCATTGTCATAGAACCACTGGCATTGCTTGCAAAGTTAATAATCGACCCGCCTGGCTCAGTTGTCAATCTAACTGTGGTAGACGTTGGCTTATCATAGATATAATATGTTTGTCCAACACTAATTTCTGATGAGAACATAGTACCAGTGAACACTACAGGATCATTAACATCAAAATCTGATGAACTTGTAACTGTTACTCTGTCATTTGATGCAGTAACCGCTGTAGCAGTAGTTGTTGTAAATCCTACGAATGGGAAATCGATACCACTTACAGGTACTTGCATTAATGGATCGGAGTATACTTCAAATTGATTTGGTGATATTACCTTTAGGTAGTATCTTGCATTGATACCTGGTACTGTCCCTGAGCAAATTACATCAGTTATTGCACCATTGCTATCAATACTATTAACAATCATTGTCAAATCATTTGTCGGTGTACTACCACCTAATTGATTTCCTGGTATAACCAACTGGTTGTCAATTGCGAAACCATGTCCACCGTTACTAATTAATACTCTGTAACCACCTAAGATATAACTTACATCAAATGTTGGGAGTATTGGTGGAGATTCGCTTGAACTTGGGAACTGCACCAAATTAAATTCAGTATTTGTATAGTTCAAATCTTCAGGAGATCCACTTGAACTCAACGATAGTTTGACATATGGATCACCTGTACCAGTCATTAATCCATTCGATGTAGTAAGAGTCTTAACGCTTCCGCCCTTAACATCTGAAATCTTAAATTTAGTTCCACCTACTGAAGGATACTCACCGTATGCTGTACCAGTTCCACTTCCAACTCCAGTTGCAACGAATGTTGTTCCTGGGTTATTGTCGGCTGCACCGATTGCTACGAAATTTGTAGTACCTGGTACTTCAATTGTGTATGTTTTTCCAACTACGAAATCACCTGCATCAGTAACAAAATATCTTACAAAGTATTCATCACTAATGACAATACCACCTAAGGCTTGTCCAGTAAACACTATAGACATACCTACATATAGATTATCAGTAGAATCGCATGTCAAAATGTTGTAACTTGAAGATGTATTGTATACTTCAGTTTCTAGGTTAGGGAAGTATTCTCCAGGGTTTAATGGATCTTCCATTCCTGTATATTCTACAACATAGTATGTTGTACCTGCTGACAAACCTGATCCTGCGGGTGGGGTTTCTACTCTAATTGGTAAATTGTAATAGAAATTGTCTACACCACCTGTTGAATTCTTAATACCAATTTTATCATTTTCTAATGTAGCAGTTAGTGTTCTTTCAATTAGGTTAGTGATATCTGCGCCAACAACTTGAATGTCTGCATACTGACCAGATGTTTCGTACAATATAAATTGCTGACCGTTAACTTGACCAGGACTTACTGGTAATGAAACGTTGACTGTCATTGAGCCTGTTGCAGTAGTTAATGGTAATGTATTAACTTGACTTGTTAATGTGCAACCAGTATTACTTGCTGCCGCTACAGTAGTCAATGCAAATACAGTGCCGTTAATCGCTGTAGATATCTTAATCTGTGTAGTACTTACAATTTCATTGATGTAGTAAGTAGTACCTGATACGATGTTACCAAATGATGTTACATCCGCTCCCGCAATTTGCATCTCATTGAATATTATAGGTTCATTGACAGACAAATCTTCGTTTGCTTCAATTGTGATAATATTAGTTCCTGCTGTAGTTGCAGTAACACTTAACATCAATGGGTCAGTAGTTTCTGACATTGTGAATGTTTGGTTATCAACAATTGTTGTAACGTAGTAAACTTGGTTTTGTGTTACACCACCAAACACCCCGTCAGTGAAGAATAATGGAAGTCCAACATAGAATCCAATTGTTCCACCTGTACCTATTTCAGTTAATGGTATAGTAACTCTATTAGTTGCTGTTTGAGTAGCAGTGGCTGTTAGTATACCTGGGTAATTCACAGTTAACACAGCCTTATCAACAACTTGACCTGAATATGCATATGCACCGGGCGTTGCTGGTATAATTACTGTGCTGAATCCTGTTAATTGAGGTCCGCCCTCAGTAGCAGATACAGTAAAGTCTGTGATATTAACTATGCTATGAACATAATATATTGTATCTATAGTCAATGGGCTAGGTATTTGACCGCTAAACTTAATTGGCATTCCAACATAGAAACCAATCGTTGATCCTGAACTGTTAGGATCGCCCGTGCCATCATCGTATGGCTTTAATCTAATTAAATTGTTAGTAGATACTGTTCTATCAACTGTACGTACAAAACTTGACCAAGATAGATTTCTATCATTGTTTACTGAAACAATTTCAAACGCAACACCCTGCGCCGATGCTAGTATCTCTTCGATAGGAGGTTGTGAAGAATACAACTTAACTGCGGAACTTGAAACCTTTTCGCTGTTAGAATAACTTCCTGCAAAGAAAGCACCGTAGTATTGTCCTGCTTCCCAGTCTTGAACCTGTGAAGTATATGTTGTTCTATCAAATCGTAACTTGATATTGTTTTCACGAACTGGGCTTGCTGTAGTGATAGCACTGGCTTTAGCACCTAAATTCAATGCGTGGTCGTTTCCACTACCATCGTTATAAATCTGTATTCTATCTCTATCGTTCAGAGCATCGCCGTAACTTTGATACAATCCTACAACTGCTGTTGGATCGCTTTCTAATAAGTTTACATAGTACCATTGTCTGTCTACTAGGCCACCTATTTCACTACCAATCTCGCCCTTCTTGTATTGTATTAAGTCGCCGGTACGTAAGTTAGGAGCATACAATCTAATTGTATTAGTAAATGAATTTACATCAGCACTTGAGAATATAATCTGTACTGCTGGATCAATTCTGATTTCAGGTAGTACCGGATAACCTTGACCTGGATCTATCACGTTAACTTGTAATACTGAATCCAATGTCATTACTGCTTCTAGTACTGCCGCTCTTAATGGTGGGCCGTAAACTGCCTCATCAACATAAGCAATAACTCTAGGAGGATCAATATATCCTCTACCACCATTCAATACTACGATAGGAGGCAAATCAATGAATACCTTTTCGCCTGGGATATGATCAGATATAGGAGTATTGTTTACACCTCTTATAATTCCGCTGATTATATTGGTTGCTCTATCAACGTATGAGTAACTTAGTAACTCTTGACCAATTCTAATAAGACCATTGATCGGGAATCCTTGAGCATTATCAACAAGAATAAATGATGTTCTTAATGTCAGATACGATGCTAGTACAGTAATTTCAAACTCTGTTTGTCCACCAATTGATACGCCCCTGTTTTGGAACCATTGATTGTATGGCTGTGTTTGCCATATTGGGTTGGTCGGTAAGTACTGACTGTCTGATGAAACATTAGACTGTACTAACTCAGGAGTAATATATTGCTGTAATGCTGTGTTATATGTAGCAGGTAAATCAAAGTCAGTGATGTTACCATCAAATACTTCTTCTCCTGTGTACTTGAAAACGAATTCTTTAACCACAACGTGATACGGCTTAACTTCATTAATATAGCCGGCTAAGAAATCTTGATTATCACTTTGGAATACTTCGATGGGACGTAGTTCACGAATCTTATGTGATACATCAACCAATGAGGTTTTGTTCAACCATGGTAGATAGTTTTGTGATTCGTCAGTCTCACTTTGAATGTATTCAAATAACAATACTAGTGACTTGTTTCTGTAGATTAATAACTCATCTGTATAAATCTGTTCGTTCAATGCACGTACAATGTAACGTGTTTCCTCACTTGGGAACTCATCATATGAACTTGTATCAAAGAAGTTATCACCGAAGCCAGTCTTGCCGGCTGCGTAATCCCATAGATACAATTTGAATTGGATTGTACCTTGTTGCAAACCAATACGTGTCCATACACCGTCACCGTCGTAACGATATACTTCAAATTTGCCATCGCCGTTAGTATTAACAGTAACGATTGTATTAACCGGGACAGTTAATGTAGCCAAATCAGCATAGATTGCAACTTGTATTGCAGATTTAGTATTATTATCGTATCCTGTTGCCCACCAATTTACATATTCCCAGTAATCTGTAGTATTAAAGAATTCTCCTTCAGCAAACAAGAAACTTGCATTTCTTCTAATTTCTGATATTGGATACTGCGCTAATACTTCGTTAGCGTATGTCAAGTAATTCTTTAATGCTTCAAATCTATCAAAGAAGAAACTTTGTCTTGGTCGTGCAAGCACACCACTTTGTACTGCTTTTGGTAACCATGGGTTGGGAACAACTTCACCGCCTTCATCGACACCTGCTAAACTATCTAATAATCTATCGTATAATGATTCAGGTCTATTGTTGCCTGCAGGAGTATTGCCGTGTATGTTTGCATCAAAGCCATGTGTTAATAATTCGTTTGGTAAACCTGGCAAGAAGTCATCGGCATAATTTGCTCTGATAAGAGTATATTCATCGTGTCCACTATCATCCCCTCTACCATTTGAGTAACCGATATGTAATACTGAATCATTTGCATTATAGTATGAACCAGAATTGTATATTGCGTATACATTTTGTAGTAATGGTGCAAAGAAACTGATACCTGAATTCTTTGGATTTGTGATGTAAGTTTCTATGATAGTATCAGATAATGTTTTACCTTCTTTTCTGAATATAATATTGCTATTTCTTACCCAAAAGAAATACACAGGTGTAACGTTGTTAGACGCATTCAATATATTTTGTGTAGAATACAACGTAATATCGTACGGTGTGCCTGGTCCTATATACTGACTTGGTGAAACATTGCTTGTTATCCAACTATACACAGCAACATCACTGCCTGGGAAAACAGTTCCCCAATATTTTGCATTGTAATTTGCGTCATTGTTTTGGTGATAGTTTACAAAACGAACGTTAGTAGTATTGAACCATAATTGACCTACTTGACTTGCTCCCCATACTACGCCGGGTTGATCAGCATCAGTGCTGTTATATCTTGCGGGATCATTATTAGATACTACATCAATATTCTCTCTGCATGCACCCAATATCTTGCCTTGCAATGGATCAATATAATCCAAATTGACTAGTGTGTTATTAGTTTCAGCACTAAACAACTGTATGTTTTTAATTTTATTAATATCTACAACAGGTGCAGACTCTCTATATACTGACCAATCTGCTTCTCCAGTTGGATTAATATAGATAACAATCTGTCCATCATAAACTTCAGGTAAGAAGTTTGGTGAACCTACTAATACTCTGTTGTTAGAGAATGACAAGGCTTGTCCATACAATGGACTGAATCCATAATCTAAGTTATAGTTATTGACACTCTGAGCATATATGTATTGACCAGGATCATTGAGATTTTCATTGAAGTTAGCCAAATAATCATACATGTAAACAGCACCGCAGTTTGGACTCTTATCTACAAACTGTGTTGCATTGTTGTCAAATATAGTATCGTTTTCTACAGTTTCATCGTCACTGAAGTCAAACCTTGTTCCTGCAAATCTAGTTGCAACTGGTGCGCTGACTACGATAGAATTCAATTCATTGAATTTAATATTGTAGCCAAACTGTGTAGGACCTGATTTGTGTGGGCATCTGATAACTTGTGTTTCAGTATAAACTTGTAAGCCCAACTCAGTTAATGTATTGGTGTCAATTGCAGTAATCAATAACTTTTCATTTGGTTGTGTCAAATCAGTATTGATAATCTGTATAATTAACTTGTTATCATCTGTAGCAGCCGCTGTTATGTTTGTAATCTTTTCTGATACAATAGCATTTGCGGCTACAGTAGCATTGCCAGGAGGAATAGTTACGCTATATCCATTAATTAACAATACTCTATTTGCTGTGACGTTTACTTCATCAACACCTATTACAACGCCATACTTGCTACCACCGTTAGTATAACGATATACGCCACCCTCTTCATTAATGTCTGATAAGTCGAATGGCGCGCCAACTAATAAATCAGTTCCTGGATTGTTAGTTGCAACACTAAATCCATATTGAACACCAACTCTTGGGTCTCTGTTAGTTGTAAATGATTGAATCAATGTGAACTTATCACCACTGACATTAACAATGTCACCTGCTAATAACGGTGCTGTGTAGTTGAGAGTTGACCCAATAACACTATAGTTATTGTCTGCGATTAATGTTCCGTTAACTGTTACATATAATGGTTCTAACTGTAGATATCCATTAATAGTTAACCCTGCTTCAGCAACCAATGTTACTGCTGAAGCACTTGAACGTGATTCTTTAACTGTGATTCTTGTTGAACTTACTACAGTGTCAATGTAATAAACTTTGTTAGCCTGTAATCCTGTAGTACCAAAATTAGATCCAGCAAACACTATAGGATAATTTTCATATCCTGTAAAGTCTACGTTTACACCAATTTGATTTGATGCGTAAATCTGAGTGGTAGCAGAATTGAGTGTTGTACCAGTCCATGCTAATGTAAACAGTTGAAGTCCTGTTGTGTTTAATTGTGCTTCAAATGTTTGTGTGCTTCTATGGTAAACGTATGCTTTACCCCAATTTAAAATTGAACCGCTATAGTCAACGTAAGGAGCACTAATTAAAACTGTGTCGCCGTTGTAGTCAGTAGATATTGAATGACCAAAGTTGTCACCTGCTGACAAGCCCAATACTGAACCATCAATTATATTAACTAGTTCGTAATTTATTTGTCTTGCTCTACCAGTTTCACCTGCTGTGCCGGCACCAGTAGCAATAAACACCTCACCAACTTGATTCAATGTAGTTGTTGGAGTTGTACTGATTGCAGCAAAATCTGTATCGCCTACATTAGTAATTGCATAAGTTTTTCCAGCAATTAAATATCCTGCATCTACTTCAAAACTTTGGCGTCTGTAGACATAAACTTTGTTGTTATCTGTATCTGATACATATAACCAGTTGCCATCAGGTGATGCTGATAATGCACTACCCCAATTTGTGACCCCACCGGGTGCAGTTATTGCACTCTGATATGGAATGATATCGTCTGACAATATGCTATTGTTTACATAATAGACGTAAATCTTAGGTGTTCCGCTAGTTGGTTCTGATACGAATATTGTATTATCAACTATGATTACTTGTGAACCAAAACTTGTTCCCTGTGTTAATGTTTGAATATTGTCATATTCTTTAGTCAAATCATTTAACACATAGCGATAGACTTTGCCTAATCCCGCATCTGCAAACAAGTATCCTATTCTAGGAGTATATGCTACTGCGCTACCAAAAGAACTTGAACTATCTTTTGTTACTTCTCTATCAAATTGATAATTAATGCTCTTACGATATACTGCCCAGTTGCCATCAGTATTTTCATCTACCCAAACAGTGTTCTTGATGAACTCACTGTCTAGTAATGGTAAGTTGTTGATATCGCTTGGTTTATCAACTCTTTGTGATTGGAATCTTACTACGATACCCTCACCGTTGATTTGACCTTCATTAGTAAGGAACGATAAATTAATCAATACTTCAAATATATTGACTACTTCTGTTACAAAATAATATCCATCAACATTTGAATTAAAGTTTATAATTGCAAATGGGTCTAACTTAGATAGATTGTGTGGTTCTGCAAATGTTACAGTTGAAGTACCATTTGGATTTGCTCTAACACTAACTACTCTACCGTTCTGTACAGGGGTAAACACTTGCCATTTTGCAAGATAGTCTGCAAGCCAAACGTAATTTCTAACATAGAAATCTTGTATAGGTACGACTTGTCCGTTCTTATTAACTGCGTTAGCCAATCCTGAATAGAAATATGAACTCATCTTTACGTCATTGAAGTTCACATAGCCTGCGTCAGGATAAATTCTAGCAGGAGCATTCTTAGGAATAGTTGCTAGTATATTTGGGTCTTGTACAGGTGTGCTATAGTTATATAAATTGTATACTGGTACTTCTTGCTGTACTAGAGCAACTGAAGGACCGTTGATTAGACTTACTAACGATGGGTTAGCAGTCATATATTCTTGGTTAACTTTGAATTCTATAAAGTTATTATTTGTTATGCTACCAAACTGTCCTGACTTGATTGCCCAGTTTTCATACACTTCATAATCGATACCGCCCTGTGGCAAATTAGCGCCACGGAATGCTTCAACTGCATTACGTGTACCTTTGTTCTTAATCATGTTCTTATAGACATTAATCTGTGTAATGTCAGTAAGGTCTGCTAATGCAAGATAGTCACGTGGACGATATCCAATCAAACTGAAACTTAATAAATCTGCGTCTTGTTCAAGATTGGCTCTGTTCACATCGTAGTACAATGCACTTTCGTAACTGCGTGTACTGCTGTTTGGTAGCAAGCCCTTTTGAATTTCGTTGTACTCAGTTTCTTTCCAATCGTTTTCATTAAACACATTAGCAGGCTGAACTATTCTCAACGCTGTCCAATATTTGTTTTTGTACAATACGATTGAACCTTTAGTATACTTGATTTCTCTTGACCATTCTTGTATGTTGTCTTGGTTGAGAATAAATCCACTAGCAGTAACAGTACCGTTCCATTCAGCGGTCTTAGTACCACGAACTGTGATACGTGTTTGACGCAATCCGGTTACAAGATTGTAAATGATATCATTGAACAATGTAACGTTATCAAACACTATACCGTGTTCAAAGTTGCTCATGTTAAATTGACCATAAGCAATTGTATCACCTTGACTTAGCGGCTTAACTGTAAACAATGTACCGTCACGGAATACAGACATATCTACAGCCTGTATTGGATATAAGTTTTGATTCAGTACAAAGTTAGTTTGCTGAACTGTTAATGGTTGAACAATACTGTTTGGTTGATCTACTTTCAGTATTGTAGCACCTGGATTCAATGTCAATATTGCACCCTCTCCCCAACCAGTCTGTGCCCAGTATAGGAATTCTGCAATCATTTGACCCCAATTGATTTCTAAACCAAACTCTACTTGATCAAATATAAATCCTTTACTGTTTAACCATGCGCCATAATTAGCGATAAACTGTGAAAGGTCTTGTACATTATAAAATGTTGTGCCATATGGGACAAGAATTTCTTTAGGAGAATAATCTTTTGTTATCTTAACATTAGAATTATCTACCTTAATGTAATCATAGTTACCATTATTGGCAGGAGTCAATGTTCTAAAGTAAGCCATTGACTGTGAGTTTCCATAAACCGTAAAGCCTGCAGGATCAATCTGTATAATTATAGAACTATAAACGTTTTTATCAAACGGTTGGTTATCATATAACAATACTTGATAACTCTCGTCTGGTATCAATAGTGAAGAGTTTCTACTGTTAGGTGTACCCTTCTCAACATAGAATTTAAGCAATGTCTTATCACTAAAGCCTGCTAGTCTATAAATCAATCTTACATCGATATTGAATAGCAAGTCTTTGATATTTTGTGTAGCAGTAATACCTAATTGTTTTTCATAGTCAACTATCCAGTTGATGTATGAGGTCTTTGGTATACCAGTACCATATATTTCAATATTGCTAATAATTAAATGACTTCTATCATTAACAAGATATTGATTAAACTCTGTGCTGTACTTATAATTGTCTAAGTCTACGCCCAAATTAAAGAATTTAGCAGGTTTAGTCAATGCCATTATTCTCATCAAATCAAATGGCCATGTACTACTTCTACGATAACTTAACTCTACAGGAGCATCATCTCCTATTACCCACTCTTGTTGGAAAGTTTGAGAATTGTAGTTCCCAACAATTGCATCTAATGGTGACAATAAATTTCCATTGCTGTCTACGGGTAATACTTTTAATAAGTTAGGTCTAACTTCTTTTGGGATAACATAAGGATTACCGTTATTCCAGTTAATACCTTGCTCTAAGTCACCCCATAGTATTAAGTTATCACTTGTGTATGGAGCAGGACCATAACGATCTGTCCACCAATTTGGTTGATTTACAAAACCTAATAATTCCCAAGGTGTTTCATTTGGGGTACTTGTTCCAAAGTAATATTCGTATATACCTCTCCAATATCCCTGTTGTATAGGTTCATTGTTTAACTTATTACCTGAGTTAGTATAGTTAAAGGTAAACGGATTATTCTTATCGTAATACTGTCTCTTGTAATTTAATCTGTTTTGTCCTACCCAGTTTAAGAAATTCTTTTCATAAATTTCAAGATATTCGTCATATGAATAATCACTGTCTCTGAAGAAACCAGGTGTAACTTCATATGCTTGAATTGGTATTGGGTTACTCAATTTCAAGTTGTTATAAATTCTTGTTTCAAACTCAAGCAATGCTTGGTCTCTGTAGTCTATTAACACTCCTAATGTAGGATTGTAGTCACCATACAACTTAGTGTATGATCCATCATGACCTTTAATAAAGTATGTTGGTTGTGTATAGTCGCTGTCTAATACTATAGCAGGGATAAATGCAGGATACAATCCCAACTTAGTTGGTGTGTTAGGAATATATGATCCATATGTCTGATTGTATTCTTTTACAATAATTTGATCTGCTGGTTGTAATGGTATAACAACTGTCAATGATTTACTATCATCACTGACCGTGTACTCTTCGCCTTTTATTAACTGGCGCTCAACAACTGTGCCTTCTATAACTCTAGACAAGTATACTAGTACTCCATAATAATTAGCAGTTGAGAAATCATAAATTCTGCTCAATGGATACACACTGGTATCCAAATCATTATTGAACGTATACGTATTGGTTATGTACGGTGCTTTGCTTGGTAACATATCAGACCAAAAGAAGGCCTGACTTTCACTTTTGGCAGCAGACAGTTGATCCAATGCATCATCTAAGATATATGAAGGTGAGAATCTCTGTGAATAATCTGTACTGTTTACAGTATCTACCAATAGTGTTTTAAATTTAATATATTCTCTGCTGTTGAATAACAACGAATCAAATAGATTATGATTTTGCTTACGTAAGAATGCACCTGGCAATACCAATGCCGCACTGTTCTGAATAATCTTTGTGCCGTAAGGTACTAAGTCTCCCAAATCTCTATAGTTGTTAGAACCAAACATTGGTCCTTGGAAGTTAGGATTGTTTGCATATATTGTTTGATAGTGTGCGCGGATATCACCAATATTAGCAGTGGTTAAATCTTCGTTTAATGGATTGTTGTTTAGGTTAATTGGTACTGTATAGTAAGATTTTAGACTTACCTGATCACTTAACAACAATATTTGAACTACAGTATCTTCATTAAGAATATTGTTCAATGTAACTGTTGTGCTATTAGCACCAACAGAAACAGCATATGCATCTGAAGTTTGCAATACGTTATTGATATAAACTTGTATGGTTGGCCATGCGCTATCAGCATCATCTAATTTGGCTATATCGCAAACATAATCTGCTGGTGGATTTTCTACAAAATAATCAAAACTGAAAACTTGATATTGTACGCTAGGTCCAATAGCAGTTTGCCAACCCAACTCACGTTCATACACTTCACGGTCGCTGTAGTTTAATACGTAACCTGTGTTAACTTTTTGTGTTTTAGGATCAGTACCACTTACATAGTCAAATGTATCAACGTTCAATGATACGTCAAATGAAATATCACCTACGTTATCTATAGAACTATAACGTATTGGGAAACCTAATATTGTATCGTCTAAACCAAATCCAATACCATAAGCAAATAGTTTTGATCCAATAAACGTTGTGCCTCTATACACAGTCTTGTCACCAAAACTTATATTGTTACTATCTACTACATCGAATAATGGAGGCTGATTTACATCAGTCTTTTGTTGTGCTTTAATCCATTCAATGCCGTTATAGAAATAAGTATCACCTTGATAGTTAAAACCTCTAAGAACAACTGTTTGGTCTTGTGGTAAAACATCTCCGTTTGGTGCTTCAGTCAATGTAATGACTGGTAATAAACTTGATGATACTGTTGAGAAATTAACAATATAAATTTTATTCTTAACATTTACGTTAGTATCTGCGGCAAATACAATTCTTGCACCATCAAACACTTTATAGTTGTCATTCTGCTGATCGTCCCCAACAAACTGCACGTTGTTAACAGTTGAGAATGTTAGTGTATCACCCCAACCAATTGTCAATGTTGTTGTGCCTGATCCTTCAACTATATCTGTGATTTGTGCGTCTGAGGGCAACAAACTTGGGTAAGTTGTAGTTATTGTGCTAAAACGTAAATCTGTAACATACTGACCTATTTGGAATGTTCCAACAATATCTGATGTTGCAATTGTTGCTGTAGTAGATGTTCCACTTACTACACCGTTCAATGTGCCTGTAAAATCAGTATATGTTTCAACATCTGGGTAATATCCTGTTTGTCCTGATACTTGCGACAGGGCATCTGTTGCTTTAAAATCAATAAAGTCAACTGCACTCTTACCTACTATACCAGACTCAAATAGTTTTAAGTTAGGATAAAATTCTATTATAGGACGCTTTGCTTTTGCTTCAGCAGTAGCATATACGTTTACAATGTCAGGGTTATTGTTGTACTCTGCTGTAGAGTTGATAACATCAATATGGAACCAACGATTACTGCGTGACCATGCATTTTTGTTAATAGCATTTCTTGCTATTGTGATATAATCTTGCAATACAGGAACATACAAGTTACTGTCATAGTTTCCTATATCGAATGGCGCAGTATCATATGGGATGTAGTCGCCTTCTGTAAAATCTTCAGGGCATACTAATGAATTTACAGGCACTAACTCAATTGCAGTACCTACACCTTCAACATAATATTGACCCTGCAAATAACTAGAAGGTATTACGTCTCCGTCAAATTCAACTTTTAATCCATTGGTGAATGCAATACCATTTGTAGATGTGAAATTCTTTTTACCTAAAATATCAGTTTCAACATTTAATGTATTAGTGATATTGCTTTCAATAATTTTAATCATGCCCACTTTAGTTGGGCTTGTACCGTCTTGATAATATAATGTATCCAACGGTGCTGTGATAGCAGGAATCAATGATATAACACCTGCTGTGTTTCTATAGAATCCTCTGTTGATCCAAGATGAACCGTATACTGGAGTAATTCGTTGGTCAGTTGGAATAATGCTAACTGGAGTTAATCTTAATACAGGATCACTAGGATCTCCAATGTAACTAATTTGATAGAAGTTTTGACTTACTATTGAAGTGTATCCTTCTTCTAACAAACCTTGATTGATGTTACCTGTCATTGTACCAAATGCTGTTGACAATGTAACTGGTTGCGGGTCAGGACTTCCTGCTTGATATGATGTAACTGTAAACTGAGTTGAACTTAGTATGCTATCAACATAATAAATTGTACCAGATATAGCATAAGAATCTAATCCACCAAATGGAGTTCCATCAAATGTTATTGTTTGTCCTGCTACTAAGTTTGCAGTAGAATTACATGTAATTGCACCTGATACATCGGTAGCAGAAATAGTAATTGTTAATGGAGTTACTAAACCGATATTGGTATCATACTCTCCCTCACCAAAATACTGTGATGTATATCCAGTCTCATTAGGCACACCTGTGTCATAGAACATAACGGTTAATCCGTTAAGTGCCGTTACTCCATCGATGCTACCAACTGCTGATAATAGTTGTCCGTTAATCTGTGCGAATGGTAATGTACTTACAACATCAACTAGATTGTTACCTGGGAAATTATATTGATCTTGTGCATCTTTTGCAGGCACTGTAAATGTTACTATGCCCTGTTCTGCACCGTTGTTAGATACACCAAACACATCTCTAGTATAAACGTTAGGTTGTGTTGGATTGTACCCACTAGTACCTGGTGCTGTTTGAATCCAAAACTGTGAACTCTGATTTACATAGAAGTTATATGTACCACCACGTAATAATATTAATGTGGGGTTGATTGATCCTGCACCAGTACCTAATGTTCTGATGTTATATCCATTTGCTAAGTCTGTAATGATATAATCGTTTGTTGCAAATACTGTTGCGGCTGCAACTTGAACGGCGGGAGGGCCGTCTGGTAACCAATAGTACTGATTAAAGTTAATAATCTTATCTAAGTTTGTAAATGAATCCCATGAATAGAATTGACTCTCAAACATGCGATCATTGTTATTGGTTACACCACCTTCTAATCTTAATGAATCTAAGATGCCAGGATATGTAATAAAATCTTGTGCTGTAGATTCATTTTTCTTAGTGAACACAATGCCCGGATCTAATTGATAATCCGTTCTTACCTTAGTAGGCTCTGTTACATAATAGTCTTTGGCGTTTACACCATAGCCTAATTTACTACCAACATATCCCTCAATTCTTTTTGTAATTGGTGGATTTACTAGTTGGTCAAGCGTTGCTCCCAAAAACTGACTGTTAGTTGGGGTTTGGAATATTTCCGGTAAGAAATTAAGTGTTCTAATTCTTGTTGTAGCCATTTCTTTTATCTTATTTGTAATTCAGCCGGTGTAAGTGCGGGCACAACTAATACATCTTCTGCTGTGGCAGCATTTACAAAAATCTCATATGGCATGCATTTAATTTCATATAATGTTCCAAACTTCTCTGTTGGATCGTTAGGAACAAGTACGGCTGAACTAATTAACTCACCACACTCAGAGTGTAAGAAAGCACTTAATTCGCTGAAGAAAAATGTGTCGCCAAAATTCCAATTGTTAATATTAAAATACTTATTCATTGCAGTAAGCACAGCACTTCTAACTTCACTATCACTTGCGTTAGTGTTACTTGCCTTTACAACTTTGACAGTTCCTCTTAGTGCTGTATTTGCTTTAGCACCAAATAAAGGCTTGAACACTACACTATTTAATATAACTGAATCGCTCAACATTTTGAAATCGTTAACTTGTCCATACTCTTGATTCAGTTCATTGATAGTAGGTTTATCTGGCTCTACTACTGTGTTGGTTGTATCTTGTATCCAATTTTGATATGCTGTATAATAACTTTGTGTTACAACATACAAGTCAATAATGTTTGTAGTTGTTGGGTCAATACGAGTTGTATTGTTGCTATTGTGACGATATTGGAAACTTAACCCTTGACGACCAGGCTTTACACTATATTGTGGTTGAGGAGTCAACACATAATATGGTGTATTGATTGTGTTATCTTGTAATGATTTGTAAAATACGTTGTCGCTATATGCGTAGAACAATTGTCCTTCGGGATAATCATATTTTACAACTTCAATCTGTGTTTTGTTAGCGTAGATATAAACTACATCACTTGAAGGAACAATCTGCTCTCTAGTCAAGTTAATAGCATCTTCTATAATCTCAAAGAACACATAGACTCCGATATTGGCGCCGCCGTTAGTATATCCTGTAACTTCATTAAAGAAATCAGGATTTAAGATTAGTGTTCTATTGTTAACGTCTGTGGCAGCAACTTCAACTTGGAAGTCATTGATGTATCCATCACTCTCTACAGTTTGACCTAAAATATTAACTTTGATATCTCTTCCAAATGGATAACTTGAATTAGGTTGATTGTTTGTAGAAAGTACACTTACGAAATCTTGTAAGATTTTACCACTGAATGGATCATACACTAATTCGTTAGGTGATAATGTAAATCGTGTATCTGACACGCTACCAAAATAATATGTCAATGAGCGATAACTTACAGTATATCTATTAGCACCTACGCTAGTAAACTTAACAAAGTAATTAGTTTCTGTGTATGGATTGATTGTCCAACGTTCTTGATTAATAGGTAATGAATTATTAAACACTAACGTAAAGTCTTGTGCTAATTCCATTCTTACCACACATTCATCAATAACTTCTTGTGATAAGGAATTGTCGAATACTGGTATAATCTGTGTTAATATTGCGCCTGACGGAACATATCCATTTAATGTTACAGGTCCTGTACCATTAGGGAAGGCGCCATCACCATTATTATAACCATCACCCACAACGTTCAATACAGTAGACCAAATATATGTTCTGTCAGTTGGGCCGGGAATGCCGGGCACTAAACGATTGTTAACATCAAAGTAGTAACCAGTAGGCGCAGTAAATTTACACAATGCGCCGGTTGTTACATACTTTGCATTCTTGTTTGAATATATGCCTAACGGAATAGGTACGTTTTGTGAACCACTTACATTGTAAAAGTATCCAGACTCACTATTAGCATCTACTGTGCTTGTTTGCCAATATACTACCCCATCACCTGATGCTGTATTGACATTGTATCTTGGATAATTTTGTATGTAATATTGTGCGGCTTTATTGCTAGTTAACGCATTTGCTAATGATGAGGTTAAGAACGCACGAATATCGTTAACGTTTGTAATAAACAACGTCAAATAACTATCAGTATTGTTTTGATATAATGCACCATCATCGCCAAAAACATTAGTGCTACTGTACTTTCCTGTTGGATCAAGTAAGTCTAAGTTCTTGCTAACACCTATACTGCTACGATTTATCGCCTTACTCTTAATAATAGAACTGTATAATGTATATGGGAAGTTGTTATAATCTTCACCATTAACCATACGATTCTGTGTATAATAGCGAGTAGGAGCACGTTGTTTAATTTCTTGTATAGGCTCTCTTTGCTGTGCGTTTGAAACTGCTAATGGTAATTCTAATCCTACAGTTAAATTCTCTGTTTTACCATTACGATTAATATATGTAAATGTTACTGAAATTCCTTGCATTTCGCTAGGATCAATCGTATATGTTAATGCATTACCTGCACGTACATATGCTCTGAACTGTCCAACTGGGATTTCACTAAACACGCCATCACCAAATACATATGTTATTTGGTCATTGAAACGTGAGTTAACACTGAAAATCTTTTTGAATGATGTTTCAGTTTGTAGATACGCATCAGCGTAAACGTTATCAACTTTACGCCATAATAATCTATCACCGTTGTTTTCGTTTAATTGATACAACCATGTATCAGTATTGTTAATACCTTGAATATCTATATCTACAGTTTGGTTAGCAATCTGTTGTTCTAACTTAAAGTCTGCGGCTTGTAATGAGCCTTGCTTGAAGTAGAAGAACCAACCTGTTTCGGGGCTACCATATCCTAATTTGTCGTTACGATATAGTATATTGAATCTTTGACTTGGTGCAGGAGGAATCTCATAGATGTAATCCTCATCTACACTGGTTACGCTAACTAATTCAAAATTCATATTTTGTCCATCAACTGAACTATTGAATGGTACAATCGGCAATGTGCCCTGTGGAATCTGAATTGTATATTCGCTTGTAGTTACACCCAACAAATCTGCTACGTTACCGGGTTTACCAACACGTTGCGTATTAATAAGTGTAGCGTTGATGATTGTATTGAACTGTTCTAACCAATTCGGGTTAGCAGGATCGTTCCAAAGTATAGGAATATTACTTAGGTTTACACCATTGATATCGGTAATATTCTGTGAAGTTTGTATGCTTGTTACTTTAAGATAACCCTGTCCTGCAAGGTTACGCTTTGGGGTATAACTTACTAAGTCTGCAAGTTTAATAACGCTATCTCTACGTTCAGCAGTATCAATAAAGTTTTCACGTGCGTTTAAGTCATTACGGAACGCAAGACCTTGACCCATAAACGCCATAACGTCTAATAGGGCAATGAATTCTGAACTCTCAATGTAGTCGTTAAAGGTCTCAGGATAGTAGAGTCGTAGATAATCGATGAAACTTTTACGTAATGTTTCATAATCGTAACTTCTAAAATCGGCTTCACGAAAGGTTTGGTAGATGGCCTTCCAATCGTTTACGCCAAACAATCCTGATTGTCTTGAACTTGTCGCCATAGTTAATCTCTTTTAAGTATTTATCATACCTAAAAAAGTGGATTTGTTATTGTTGAAGCGAGGCGGTGTTCGTTCTGTTGTCGAAAAACAGACTTAATGTGGTTGCTGAATTGAATGGATTAACAGCCATTTCTACTTCTAATAGTATCCCATTTTCTTGTGGGAACGCTTTAACGTAGTTTAATTCTATTCTAGGGTCTAAACTAGCAACTCTACGTATCTCATTTTCTAATTGAAACTGTACGTCGGCTGTGTTTGGCTCAAAAACAAATGACCAAAGAGTGGTTCCATAAGCAGGTTGTCCAACTTTTTGTCCTTGATGTATGTTAAGTGCATTAAC